CTTCCGATCTATGTGTTGGTATATGCGCGGTGGACTCAGTTATGATGATTCAATGATGCTCAGTCAGTCAGAAAGAGCTATTATTGCTGATATCATTAAGAGTAATTTAGAAACAACCAAAGAAACACGACTTCCGTTCTTCTAAGTCGTTACTGTTCATTTATCTTTGTTGCTTAGTTGTTTCTTTTCGAGACTTGCTCTGCAAGTCTATTGCTTTCGCTATCGCTCAGCAATCTATTGCTTCGCTTACGGTTTACTAGAGTTAATTAATCTTCTTCTTGGAATACATTGATCTAGATGAAGATCGTAATTCGGCCCAACAGGCCAAATTACAATGGAAACTCTTGATCTGAGTGCTTTCCTCGTACTAACTAAAAGAGATTATCCTTAGACACGGAAGCGGTCATCCTGTACTCCCTACTCTAGATTCGATCATGACGGTACACATAGTCAGCCCTAGTTAGCGAACTGCCATATGCCGAGGTTGTATCTTTTTCACAGAGCCTCTATCTTTCAGCACCTTGCGTTAGTGCCTACCGAACTGCACCCAAGTCTGAATATGGTATTGCACATATCCTCAATGGGGGTCGAGGTACCTCGACCAAACAAAGCCGTATTATTTTGCCTTTGTGGCTAGAATTTCAATTTGTGATTTATTGTTGGTCCAGAAAGACTCGAAGTCTTGAATTATCCATTGACCATAAGAAGAGGAATTGTAAACGAAGTGATTTTGATTGTAGCTTAGACTTGGTGTCGGTTGAGTTGCTATAAAACTACCTTTGCGGTTAAATTTCATTACTAGCACATTGAAGTCGCCTTCGTCTGCTACTTCTAGTAATTGTTCTAACCATTTTTCTAGGATTGGCACTGATCCTTGATAAAGTTGATGGAACGGAAAATCGGCATAGCTTTTTGCTTCTGCGTTAAAATGTATCCATTCTGCCGGTGGAACGATGTCGCCTTTGAAACTCTTTACCTGACTAATATCAAGCAAGGCTTTTCTATGGCTGTTTGAACCACCTATATAGGCGCCACTGTGCGGTGCTCGAATAAAAGATGCAGAATGCTGTTCGGACAAAAACTTTGCCACTTTTAATTCCCAGCTATTACCTTTTCTTTTACTTTTTGAACCGCTCATATGTGCCTTATATCTCTGTGCGTGTGTACTTATATCTATATATCCGTGACCTTAAAAAAATTAACTGCGTACAGGGTGGGTGTGTGACACCAAACTGTATTTTTTAATAAAACTTTTAATATTATAAGTGTTCATCCCTGCCGCAATTAACTCTCTGTATCAGTGCTGTAAGTAGTAAACCCGTTACTTTTTGTAACCTTTAGTATGTTTTCTACCCTTGAAACTAGTTCGTCTCTATGACTTACTAGCCAAACACTTTTCTTTTGGTCTCTACTGATCTTTTTAAGTATTGCCAACGATCCTTCCATTCCGCTGGCATCAAGCCCGCTGTCAACAAGTTCGTCAACAAATAACAAATTAATTTTTTGGTATAAACTTTCCCAAACATCTCTGAAGCTCCAGCTCATACTTAAAATTAATCTGTTTCGCTCGCCGCGACTTAGATTGTCAAAATCCATGTCGCGACCTAGTTCAGTGATACTCACAGTTAAATCGTTTTGGAATTCAACTTGATGAGGCAAACCAATTTTTTCTAAGTAATAACTTAGCCTTGTATTCAGATAGCTTAGATTTTGATCAATGATCTTTTTACGAATAAAACTGTCTTTGTTAGTCAGCAATTTTAACAAAAATTCTTCATGTTCGCGAAGCTTTGTTAGCTCGTTCATAGCATCGTAGTTGATTTCTTCCAAGGCAGTTTTAGTCATGTCCTCAATCTGCTCTGCATAAGGATCTTGATCTAGCTGTTTCTTTTCTAAGTTTTGTTGCAGATTCAACAAAGTTGATCTGTGTTCCACAGCATCAGATTCGTTATCATAAAAAACCTGTGGCTGTGGCCCTAACTGACCTAGTTCAGCTAGAGCAGTCTGATGTTCTATTAACTGAGTGTTAGTAGCCAATGCTTGCAGTGCAGTTTCTTGCAGTGTTTTCTTCTTTTCTTCCAACAGCTTTTCTTGTTTGCTGTCGTGAAAAGTTTGTCCGCAAGAATGACATGTGTGATTTTCTAAACTTTCAATTTCAGCTTTGAGTTGATTGACTAATTTAAGTTCTCTTGTTTCGTCTAGTTCGCATCGCTTGATTAGCGAATTAAGATCACGGATCTGCTTGTCTTTTGCATTGTAGTCTCTAAGAGACCGGTGTGCGGCCAATTCTGCTTCGATATCAATTTTATTAAGTTGATCATAGGCTAAACTTAGCCCTTCGATCTCTTCATTGTGCTTGGACAGCCATAGAGTTTGTCTACGGCGCAGACTTGCAATCTGTTCTTCAATTCGTTTATTAGCGTCGATTACAGCACGGATTCTTACTTCTTCAGACTGAATAGCGTCTCGTGTGCTCTTTGACTTTTCTTTAAGAGCGTCGGCCTTTTCACTGAGCAGGGTAATGCCCAGCAGTTGTTCGATAATAGTTCTTTGCTCGTTTGCTTTTAGGCTAAGGAAAGGCTGTGTGTAGGTATTAAGTGCCAAGATATGTTGGAACATGTCATGGCTCATGCAGACTAATCTTTCGATTGCTGCCTGTGTTTCTCTACTGTCGCCTTGGCTTTCGTCATTGCTTTGTTGTTCTACATCGCCAACAAAGAATTTCATAATGTTAGGTTTACGACCGCGTTCAATTTTGTATTCAACGCCGTCTTTTTCAAAATCAATAGTTACCAACATGCCTTTGCCGTTGGTACGATTGATCAGATTGTCTTTTTTAATGTTAGTTAGTGCTTGTCCGTAGAGTGCGTAGCTTACAATATTAAGCAGTGCACTCTTGCCAGTGCCGTTACGAGCTCCGCTGTCGTCACCACCTAGGTCCAGGTTTTCACCTAAGATTAATGTTAGGTCGGAACGATCTAGGTTAACACTCTGCGTAACATTGCCAATGGACAAAAAGTTTTTTGCAGTTACTGACTTTATTTTAATTGTCATAGATTCTGATAAATTTCCAGCAATAACTTAGTATTGTAGTGGTCGCTTTCTATATTAGTCAATTGACCTGATACTATTTGGTCAACACTTTGGAAGGCAATATTTCCCTGCGCCGCTATATTTTCGAGTTCAACGGTATGTTGAGGGATCAACTTGATCTCGCGCAGTTTATGACTTTCTATAAAAGTATCTTTGATAAAACTGGCTTCTTCATAGCTGATGTCTATGTCTAGATTAATTCTGGCATGCATTCCTGCGGACAACAACTCATCGGGGTTATCAAGTACTGCACTGAGACTGTAGACTCGATACTTGGGCTGATCGGGCCATGCATGGAACACGGGTTTTTGTCCCCACTCTAAGACCATCATGCTGCGCTCGTCGTCGCCAGCATCAGCATAGTTGTGTGGGAAACAATTACCAATGTAGGTAATATTCTTTTTAGTCTGCCGCTTGTGAAAGTGGCCGGTAAACACATGATCGAAGTTATTAAAGTCTTCTCGCTTGACTTCGCCGTGATCTGGCATTTCTACCATAGCGTTCATCATGTAGCCGGGCAATTCAAAGTGCCCAAACATGTATTTGCCCTTTAGCTTGGGTATTTTTTTATGGTCTTCGCCTACAAGCCAAGGAGCAATAACCACATCACCACTAGAGAACCAATCGTTGCATATTTCCACACGGGACAAGTGACGAGCCCATTCCACACTTTGAATGTCTCGCTTGTCGCGATAATACAGATCGTGATTACCAGGAATAAAGTAAACACGGTCAAAGTTATCATTTAAGTGCTCCAGTGCTCGTAGACTATAGTTCAGCGTAACAATGTTTAAGCTGGCACGATTATTGTGCCAGTCGCCTAAAAACAAGCAGGTTTCGCAACCTTCTTCTTTTGCCTTTGCGGTTGCCCACTTGACAAAGTTTAGACAATCTTCATTGTGTAGCTGACTGTTTGATTTAAGTCCGAAATGGATATCGGTAAAGATTGCGGCTTTTTTAAATAGATTACTCATAGGTATAGTGTAGCAAAATGCCCCTGCTGAGGTCTAGTTTAACGGCAACTTAATCGTGATCTCCATCGCCATAATGCCCTCCGCCCATTAGGCCCTGACGAGTGTAACTTGGGTTGAAGTTGTTCATTTCCAAAATATCGTCACGCAAATTTTGATTACGCTTTTCGATGTTTAGAACACGAGTAAAACTGTTGGTAATGGCAGCGGTATAATAGGCAAACGGGTTCTGTGACTTGGATTCGTCAAATTGCAGACCAATTTGGCTGAGCTGTAGCAGTGCCTGACTACGCATTTCGTCGTTATAGGTATAACCTCTCCAGTTACTTCTCGTAGCATATCGTTCGCAAAGCTTCATAAACATCAGTGCTAGCTTTTTGGTCATGGTACCATGATCTCTGCACCATTCTCCATCTTCTAGTCCACCTTTCCAGTGGCTTTTGCCTACACAGTAACAGTCACCGGATTCGTTAATCTTAAAATGTTGAAATGGAGGAAAATTGCATTTTACATATTTTACTGCAACGGGCGGAACTTTGACATCGGAGTCATCGTCGTATTCGGTATGGATATAATCTTCGTCTACTTCTTCAACGACTTTTTTCTTGCTGTCCGCAACAGGCACATGAGCCCATGACATTACACGGAAAACAACATCTGTTTTTTTAATTAATTCTAGATCAATTTGAAATTCGTCTAGTTTTCTCTTTTCACCATTGGCAGTAGCTTGATCTAATGCTACTCGGGCTAGCCTATCGGCACGATTTTCTCTAGCTTGATTAATAACCTCTTCAGTGATCTGGTCCAAATTTTGGATAATCATGTCATAATCGGCGCAGTCTGGTGTCAGGTACGAACAATAAGTGGTCTTGCTACGGTGTATCTCTTTGAGAATATCCTTGTTGTTTAGATAATTGTGTTTAATTTTAGTTCTCCTTGGCAGGTAGACCTGCAGATGTAATATAGCACGATGCTATTAAAAATGCAACCTGTATTAAAATACCATATTATATTTTTTATAAATACAGAATAAGAGGTTACATATGGCATCTTGGGCAAAAGGTATAGTTGGAGCGGCGGTTGGTTTTGCGGCAGGTGCCGCAATATCCAGGGCGACTACAAGTTTTTTAAGCAATCCTGGCATTGCCAGACTGGCATCTGCTGGGTTGCCAATTGGTGGATTATTGTCCCGCGCAGGTCTCAGTGACACTAATGTAACATTTGGTGGATCACCAGGGCGTGGTACAGATTGGCGCATTAAAATCACTTGCCCTGCAATGGGTTTTGGTGGCGTTATGTCTCCTTTGGGCAATGCAGGTGGTGTTATTTTCCCGCACACTCCTACAGTAAATATAAACTATCAAGCCAATTATAATGCACAGAGATTTACTCATAGTAACTACCCGCATTACACTTATGAAAACAGTGAAGTCCAGGCTATACAGTTAACTGGCGAATTTACAGCACAAAATACTCAAGAAGCAGAATATGTCTTAGGTTGTATTTATTTCTTTAGGGCGGCAACAAAGATGTATTTTGGCAGTAGCGCAAATGCCGGAAATCCTCCGCCGTTGGTATTTTTGGATGGTTACGGAGAATACTACTTTCCACATGTTCCCTGCTTGGTAACCCAGTTTACACATGTTATGCCTAACGATGTTGACTATATTGAGTCAAACGGAACAAGGATTCCAACAATTAGTCAAATTAGCATTCAATTACAGCCTACCTATAGTAAGAGTACAATTACAGGCTTTGATCTAGATAGTTTTGCAGCCGGGCAGTTAGTTGATAGAGGATTTATCTAATGACAGATTACAGCAAGTATAGTCCTTACTTTAAGACAAAAAGTTTTGGTAAGTTTCTAGATGTCTTAGAGTATCGCGACATTCCAAAAAATCCACTGGACATAACTTATACAATAGGTCCTACCTACGCTTATAGACCCGACCTGTTGGCTGCTGACCTTTACGGTAACTCGTCATTGTGGTGGGTATTTGCAGTAAGAAATCCAAACATTATCAAAGATCCAGTATTTGATTTTTATTCTGGCCAGGTAATTTATATTCCTAACAAAGATGTAATTATTTCAGCATTGGGAATTTAACATGGCCAATGAAGAAGATAAAACCAGTGGTGCTAATAATTCTGGTAGCGCAGGCGGAGTTGCTCCATCGCCACTTAGTGCAACAGAAAATTATGCAATAAAAAATACAGGAAGACTAAATGCATTCAATGATCCTAGATCATTGTTGTTCGACGGAAGACGAGATGGATTTAACGATTCTAGGTCTTCTTTGTACCAGCAGGAGCCCGAAGCAGCCGCAAGAAGTCTTTCGGCAGCAAACACACTGTCACCTCCAACTATATCGCCAGAGTCGGATTCGTCGAGAGCCAGTATCTCGCCTAGTCCTACTAGAGGATTTGAAAACTCGGGTGGCCCAAGAGACAATCCTTTAGACGGCTATACTAATTACACCTACGGCATCACCTTGTATGCAGCCAAAACTAACGAATATACTCCGGGTACAGTCAGTGGAGAAGTTATAATTGCCAGTGGTGGTCGCAGGGAAAATCGCAGTGCCGAGTTCCAAGAAGATTTTTACTTTGAAAACTTTAAGTTAGAAAGTATCATTGGACTCAATGCCAAGAGTCGAAGCAGTAATGTAATAACTGCCGAATTTACTGTTGTTGAACCATATGGTATGACTCTTATGGATAGAATATTAAATTTAGCCAACAGTCTAGGAGTACAGAATTGGTATGAAATGCTGTTTACATTTCAAATTGATTTTCATGCCAACGACGAGCAAGGTAATGTTGTAAACTCTATACCAGGAGTTACAAAATATTTTCAAGTTGGTATAATAGGCTGCGATATTAAAGTTGGTCCTAGAGGAGCTGAATATAAGTTTACTGCTATCCCTTTTAGTCATCATGCCTATCAACAAACCGTTGGAACAACTCCTGCAATGTTTGAAGCAATTGGCGAAAAAGTCAGTGATATATTTGCAGACAACGGCAAAGGTAGCTTTTGTAAAGCACTAAACGATTACCAATCGGCACAAGTTGAAAAAGGCCATTATGGCGAAGCAGATGTGTATAAATTTGAAATTGACTCATCAATTGCAGATGCCACTATAGTAACAAATAAGAATAACGAAATTAAGAGTAGTCCGATGCCTGGTGACGAATCACCAACAAGTACATCTGCGGCACTTGGTGCTACAAAAAGCGGAAAACCTATACCATTGGTTTTGAATAAACAAAGATTTCCGATCAATGCTGGAACTTCAATAATTGACTTTATAAATTTAGTAGTTCGAAGCAGTACCTATGTTGAAAAACAAATGAACCCTGGTGGTGGAGGTGGTGGCGGTGAAATCAATTGGTTTAAAATTGTTCCTGAAATAAAGTACGGAGAATTTGATTCTAAGAGAAATACGCATCAAAAAACAATTACATATCATGTAATTCCTTATAAGCTATACAATACCAAATACACCGATGCACCGACTGGTCAGCCTCCGCAATCAAGCTGGTCTAAAGAATACAATTGGATTTATACAGGACTGAATCAACAAATTTTAGATTTTAATGTTGACTTTAACACAATGTTCTACACTATGATGACTTCTGATAGAGAGAAGTTAGTCAAAGTCGAAGTTAAACCTGTAAGCGGGGAAGAAGCAGAAAAAGAAGAAAAAGGCAGCGGAACACCTTTGGGTGCAGGAACAGCCTCGCCAGTGAGAAAAGTAACAGTTGCAGGCAATACCCCAGTGTCTGGCATGCAACAAGGTAAGAATGATGTTGCAAAAACTGTATCGAACGATTTTTATAACTCTTTAATGAGTAGCAGTCGCGGAGACATGATCAATGTGCAATTAAAAATTGCCGGTGACCCTGAGTTTGTTAAACAAGATGATATTTACTACGGACCAAATGAGGGCAGTGGCGATAGTTTAAATATGGACACAGAAGAAGTCTATATAAAAATATTCTTTAGAACACCGTCGGACATGGACCAGGAATCTGGGCAGATGGACTTTAGCACTTATCCAAGTTCTGTGTTTAGTGGTGTGTACCGTGTGCTAAAAGTTGATAGTGTTTTTGAAAGAGGTCAGTTTATACAGAACCTAGACTGCATTAGACTGTTTAGTAATGAATCAGAGTCCGGCGGCGGAGGGTCAAGTTCTGGCGAACGGTCTGGAAACAATAGCATTGGTAATGCACGATCTCAGGCACTTGATAGAGCAAGTCAGACCTCTCTCGAGATGATGAATACCAGAGGCATGGATGTCAGAGCCGAGGACGGCACCTTGTCGGGACTCAAACGAAATCCTGAAACTGGGGAATTATATGATCCTGGTCCTAGAAGACCAATTGAGGGAATCGACGAAGCTGAAGCGGCCAGAGAAACTCGATCTCTACTAAACAGGTTTCCGCCAACATCACCAGCTAAGACAGTTTCGTCAAGTGATCTCGGTGATTATTTCTTTGGGTAAATCAATAAATTATGTCTTTTAATACAGATAAACGAATTGGCACAAAAGTACCAATTTTTGCAAGAAGAGAAGATGCTCCAGGAGTCCGCATAGACTCTGGGCCTTATGTTGGAAAAATTAAAAATAATCTAGACCCGACAATGAGCGGTAGGCTGCAAGTCTGGATTCCTGACCTAGGCGGCGACGAAGAAAACCAACTTAACTGGCGTACAGTTAGTTATGCAAGCCCGTTCTTTGGTGCATCAACACAGGACCCTGAAAATAAAAATAAAGGCTATACAGATGTAAGGCACACCTATGGTATGTGGTTTACACCTCCTGATGTAGACAACTTTGTGCTTTGTACTTTTGTTGCTGGCGACCCATTGCGAGGATTTTGGTTTGCCTGTATCCCGGCACAGATTGGTCACTACATGGTACCTGCAATTGGTGGTGGCCAATTTGATGAGTCTGGCGTAAAAGATTCTACTGTTCAACAAGCAGAAAAAGGCTCCTTGGTTCCTGTTGTCGAATTCAACGAAAATGCTGAAGACAGTTGGGAAGACTTTGCTACAAAGAAGAAACCGATACATGAAGATCACTTTAAAGCAATTGTTGAGCAAGGGTTAAACAAAGATACAACTCGCGGTGTCATTAGTAGTAGCAGTCAGCGAGAAAGCCCTAGTACTGTTTTTGGAATAAACACACCTGGTCGTGCTATTAACGAAGATGGGTTGAAAGTAGAGGGTCGCAAAGGTGGTCATTCACTGGTCATGGACGATGGCGATTATCAAGACAAGAATCGTTTGTTCAGACTACGGTCTTCGGCCGGTCATCAGATAATGATGAACGACAGCGAGGAAGTCCTACATATTATTAACAGTAAAGGCACTGCCTGGATAGAATTAGACAAAGAAGGAAGTCTAAGCATCTATGCCGAAAAAGACTTCAATGTCAGAGCCAAAGGCGATTTTAACTTTTACGGCGACAAGGATATGTACATTCATGCCGAGGGTGCATTTAAGTTGTGTGCCAAGAAGGAAATGAATATAGAAGCAGACAGCTTGACTTTTGTTACCAAAGAAAAATCTACCTTTTACGGCAGTGATGTTGAAATTGGTGCAAGTGGACAAATTAGTTTAAATCCTGGCGGCGAAGGTAGCTTTAGCTGTGGCGGCGACCTGACACTAAAAGGTGGCACTGTTAAACTTAACTCTGGTGATGGACCAACTGTTGATAAACCTGACCCAATTAATGTTAACGATCATGCTGATACCGAAAAACAAGGCGCCGATTGGAAAAGTCAAAGTGGCAAGATTAAGAGCATTACTAAAAAAGTAACATCACACGAACCGTGGCCTAGAGAGTCGTCCGGGGAAGCAAACCCATCTGCAGGCAGTGCAGCCAGCGCATCAGGTGTTGGGAACAACTCTGGTTCTAATCCTGATGCCAGCACTGCTACAGGATCTCCTGCAGGACCTGGCTATGGTAACACTCCAGGGTCTGTTAAACCGGGTAGCACTGGCGTTGAAACCAATCCTGATGGGTCCACTAAGTGGACTGGTCCAGCTGCCGATCAAGACGCCGGGCCGTTGGATGCTACAGGCAAGTCAGTTAAGAATGGTGTAGACCCGAGTTATATGTATCGCAGTGATAATCCAACACCAACCAGGGGTGTTGGTAACCTCGACGAAACACAGGTAAAGGCAGTTAAAACTCAACTGGGCTGGACTGAAAGTAGATTTAATTATGGTGCCACAGAAGCTGCCAGAGGTAACTATCTAGGCAAATATCAATTTGGTGCCGCGGCGTTGACAGATCAGGGTTATATCAAACCCGATGCATACGCCAAATATGGAACATCTGCGGTTCAGTACCCAAGTAGTTGGACTGGTAAGGATGGTGTTACTTCTAAAGAAGCATTCTTGGGTAACTCGGCAGTCCAAGAGAAGACTATGGACCGTCAATTGGAAAACAACTACAAGACCATGACCAGGATTGGTGCAATTAAACCTGGCGATGATCCTAGTACTGTAGGTGGCATGTTGAGTACTGCACACCTATTGGGCGCAGGCGGAGCAAAAACCTGGAGAGAAACAGGCGTAGGACAAGACGCCAACAGAACATCAGGCGGAACTTACTTTAATAACGGACGATATGCCGTTAACACTCTCGGCGGTAGAGGATCGGGTTAAATAATATTATGACTACATATTTTGGCTTTAGTACCTATAACAGATATAGAAAATTCAACCTAACTGATTTTGAGTTGGTAAAACAGGACCTGTTTAATCACTTCTCTATTAGAAAAGGTCAAAAACTAATGAACCCAAAATTTGGAACCATAATATGGGATGTGTTGTTTGAACCACTGACTGAGGAGATTAGAGCTTTAATTGTTGAAGATGTTAGAGCTGTAGTTAACTATGATCCTAGAATAGAAACAGACAATGTGACAATTACAGAATATGATCACGGAATACAAATTGAGTTAGAATTGAGATATGTGTTGACAAGCCAGGTTGAGAAAATGGCTTTGCAATTCGACAAGCAATCAAAAGTTCTATCCATAATGAGTTAAAGTACCATATTATTTTACGAATAAATATATGAATAGAGACGATTAACATGGCTATTATATCTCGTCAGACTGGATTACTATCGGCAGAAGACTGGAAGAAAGTTTATCAAACTTTCCGCGACGCCGACTTCACTACTTACGACTTTGAAACACTTCGTAAGTCGATGATTGATTACATCAAAATTTATTATCCAGAGGACTTCAACGATTTTACAGAAAGCAGTGAATTTATTGCTTTAATTGACCTAATTGCTTTCTTAGGTCAAAATCTTGCTTTCCGCACAGATTTAAATGCCAGGGAAAACTTCCTTGACACTGCCGAAAGAAGAGACAGTGTTTTAAAGCTAGCCAAGTTAATTAGTTACAATCCAAAGAGAAGTATACCTGCTATCGGTTATATAAAAATTGACAGCGTTACTACTACTGAAAATATTTTTGATAGCGACGGATTTAATCTAAGCAATGTTATCATAAACTGGTCAGACCCGTCAAACGATAATTGGCTTGAACAATTTACCGCGGTATTAAACTCTGCCATCGTCAATACTCAAATCATTGGCCGCCCATCAAATAGACAAGACATCAACGGTGTAATTACTGAAGAATACGGTATTAACATTGTTCCAAACATTATTCCTGTTTACAAGTACGACTCAACTATTGAAAGTACCAAAACAAGTTTTGAATTAGTTAGTGCAACTACTATAGGCAAAAATTATGTCTACGAATCTGCACCGGATTTTAATAAACCTTTTAACTTTTTATATCGTAACGATAACAACGGTAATACTAGCAATAACACTGGATTCTTTTTCTATTTTAAGCAAGGTGATATTGCCAGCATAGATTTTTCAATTACTGAATCTATTCCTAACAAGGTTATCAATATTGATGTAAACAATATCAATAATAATGATATCTGGTTGTACAGTTTAAATTCCGATGGTTCAACAAATGAACTATGGACTAAGGTTCCTGCCACATCTGGCGTGAATATTGTTTACAATAATTTAAGTGATAAAAATCTTTATCAAGTTACTACTCGTGCCAACGATCAGATCAGTCTGGTATTTGGCGACGGTTCGTTTACTAATATTCCGCAAGGCAATTTTAGATTGTATTATAGAACCAGCAACGGATTAAGTTATAGAGTGACGCCCGACGAAATGCGCTCGGTATCTGTGTCTTTTAACTATATCAGCAGATTAGGCCGTGTGGAAACTGTTACATTCCGAGCAAGTTTAAAATATACTGTGGCCAATGCTTCAGCTAGAGAAACTACTAGCCAGATTAAACAAAAAGCACCACAACAGTATTATACACAGAATAGAATGATAACCGGCGAGGATTACAATATCCTTCCCTACACAACTTTCAGCCAAGTTTTAAAAGTTAAATCGATTAACCGAACTAGCTCAGGACTGAGCAGATACTTAGATATGATTGACACCACTGGAAAGTATTCCAGTACAAATATCTTTGGCGAAGATGGTGTTATCTATAAAAACGACTATGTAAAATCTTTTACATTTAGTTTCCGTAGCCAAAATGATATCCAGAATATCATTTATGATCGAGTAATCAATGATATCATTACTAGCAAAGAAATGATGCACAAGTATTACGCCCAGGCATCTGCGGTTACTTTGCCGGGAACAGTATTAACAGCTGGGCAATTTATAATTGGTCGTAGATATATTATTACACAGGTAGGAACAACAGACTTTACTGCAATCGGTGCCGGCTCGAATACATTAGGCTCTAATTTTGTTGCCACAGGCACAGGAACAGACACTGGCTTTGGTGACGGTGAAGCATATGATGCCACGGTGGAATGGCGTCAGAGTTCAGTTGGCAACAATACTTCTACGGGTTATTTTGTTAGATTTGGTGCTCCGTATAAAATAGCAACAGCAGTTTCAGGAAATAGTAAGTTTCTAAGAGTGGGAGCACTAGTTAAATTTGTTGCCCCGGCTGGTTATTATTTTAACGCATCTAACACATTGGTTGTTGGCACTCCAGACCGAGCCGATGATAAATTAGAAATCTATTCGTCGATAACCGGAGTTGTTGACGACGGGACTAACAGCGGTCTAGGAAACTTTACCAATGGTCAAGGTCCTGTTACTCTAAACGATAAGGTTCCTGCCGGTGCAGTAGTACATTCTATTATTCCAGTTTACAAGAATAACTTTTCAACTGGATTTACCAGTACCATTGTTAATCTTATTAAGACTTACAAAAACTTTGGCTTGGCCTATAGTGATGTAACACAGAGCTGGAGACTAATCAGAGACATTAATTTGTCTACAGATACCAGCTGGCTGCTAAAATTTGAGTACAACAGTAATAACGATCAGTACTTGGTTAGTCATAAAGGCATCGAATATATATTCCATAGTCCTGTGGAAACAACTTTCTATTTTGATCAGTCATTAAAAGTTTATGACAGTAAAGTAGGAAGAGTCATTCAGGATCACATCAATGTCTTAAAGACAAATACCAAACCCGACGATTCTACTCCAATGGGGAAAAATAAAGTTTGGGCAGTTCACAAGCAACTAATCGACATTGATGGATATACAGACACTACAAGAATTTATCTAACCTATGCGGACTCAGACAACGATGGTGTTCCAGATGATCCGATGTTATTTGAACAAATTGTGTCACCGTCGACCAATGCTACTAACAAGTATGTGTTCTTTGAGTCAAATACAGGCACAGCCTTTAATAGATATTTGAATACAAGACTAGTTCCTAGCGGAGAAATAATCACCGAGTATGCTACATTGAACGAAGCTTTGGCCAATATTGACATCTATCTTGTTGGACAGGTTTTCTATCTTACAACACCTGGTACATTCCACAGCGTTGTGCAAGGAGTGCAGGGTAAAACGCTGGGTACTGCATTAACTAGATATGCGGCTTTTGTAGGAAGAAGCAATCTTTACTATCAATATAGACACAACAGTCCAAACTCCCGACGAGTTGATCCTAGTATCAGCAACATCATGGATGTTTATATGCTTACGGCAAATTTTGATCGCGCCTATAGAGAGTGGGTGCAAGACATAGCAAGCATAGTGTCAAAACCTGACATTCCTACCACAGCAGAATTAGCTGTAGAATTTGGCGAGTTAAATAACTTAAAAGCAATGAGTGATACAATTGTATTACAACCAGCAGTCTACAAACCAATTTTTGGTAGCAAGGCGCACCCAAATCTACAAGCAATCTTTAAAGTGGTTAAAAATCCAAACTTAAATATCACCGACGCTGATATCAAGACATCTGTTATCAGTGCAATTAATCAATACTTTGAAGTTGAGAATTGGGACTTTGGAGAAACTTTCTATTTCTCCGAGTTGGCTGCATACCTGCATAAAATGTTAACACCAAACATTGCAAGTGTTGTAATAGTTCCTCGGGACAGTTCGATCAAGTTTGGAAGTTTGCAACAGATCAATGCTGAAGCAAACGAAATTATAATCAGTGCGGCTACAGTAAACGATGTTGAAATTATCAATGCAGTTACTGCAAGCCAACTAAATCAAGGCATAGTTGAAGTTAATTAAACAGGCAAATAATGGCAACCAGAAAAACAATAAATTTTCTTCCGGATATTTTTCGCACCGAAGCAAATAAGAAATTCTTAGGCGCGACACTTGATCAGCTGGTAAGCGAACCTGACTTAACCAGAATTGATGGCTTTGTTGGAAGAAAGTTTTCATTGAGCTACGGCTCAATTGGTAGTTTTGTTGAAGAAACAGATGCAAATAAAAGTAACTATCAATTTGACCCTGCTGTTGTAGTTAAAAACGACAGACAACAAATTGACCTTTACAGCGACTACTCTGACTTAATTACTAAGATTAACTACTATGGTGGCAAAACAGATAACCACGACAGGTTATTTAAGTCTGAATATTACAATTACAACCCAAGAATAGATCTAGATAAGTTTATTAACTATACAAGATACTACTGGTTGCCTAACGGACCAGATGCTGTTACTATAACTTCTGGGAACCCGACTGTTACTAAGACATTTGCTTTTAGTAGACAAACAAATTCCTATACTACAGATCAAACTGGTGCAGACTTAAACCCTGAAATTACTCTTGTTCGTGGGGTAACCTACAACTTCACAGTACCCTCTGGCGGCACTGGTTTTTGGATTCAAACCGAGCCCGGTACTGACGGACTTAAAAACTTTAGCCAAAAATCCTCTACTAGAGAAATCTTTGGAGTATCCAATAACGGAGTTAGTTCGGGTAATGTAATTTTTACAGTTCCTCTAAGAGATGCACAGGACTACTACTTTAAATCGCCAATTATTGATTTCGTTGACTATGCGACTGATGCAAGTTTTTCTAGCATTGATGGTGCATATTGGAATAGACCTTCGTTAAAAATTATTGGATCCATTGATGGCGACACTTCGTTTCCTGATGGATCTTATATTGTATTCTTAGGACCACTTACTCCTGATACTGATTGGGTTAATAACACTGGTGCTGTTGTTCCTTCGGATAAGAGAAAAGGTCTATGGAAGATTAATGTTGCACCCGATGGACAGGTACAGTTGGAATACGCAAGAGATATTCCAATTGGTCATAGACTTTTAGTTAACAAGGGCACTACCTATGCAGGCAGAGAGTATTTTAAATCTGCCATTGGTGCAATAATTCCGTCGCCACCGGTAACTGCTCCGATGTCTACACTTTACTACCAAGATGCTAATAATGTTAATATCTTTGGTCGAATTAAAATTGTTGAAGGCGTAGGCGGTGATGTTGATGTTGTAGCTAACATCTTAGGTAAGAAAAACTATACTTCTCCAACTGGTATAGTTTTTACCAATGGCCTAAAAGTATTTTTTGATGCTACTGTAACACCAGGCGAATATAAGAATAAAACTTATATTGTTGAAGGTGTTGGTGACAAAATAAAACTAGTCAACTATAGCGAATTGCAGTCAGTTGAAGGAAACACTTCAAGTACAAATATTCCTTTTGACATTGCAGGGTTTGATTCTACAAATTATGATGAGCCAACATTAGGTGTTGGCGATGTTGACTATATTACAATTAAAAGACAGTCCACTGATAAAAATGCCTGGTCCAGAGCTAACCGTTGGTTCCACGAGGATGTTATCTTAAAGACTGCTGGGTACAATAAGACCGAAGTACTTATTAACGAGTCTGCTCGTGCAAAGCGTCCTATCATTGAGTTCGATCCGGACATTCAGTTGTTTAACTATGGCAGAAACTTATTAGGTTTTATTACTAGAGTCGACGAAAAAATTATCGGGCTATCCACTAATCAACAACTTTGGCCGGTGATTACCGATGCATTTGCACAGATCAACGATCAGCAAGTTTCTGCATTGCCTCTAATGGATTACAAAGAAGGTCAAACGGTATTGTTTCCAAATGATCTCGATATTGCAGTAAGAACTAAAATTTACAAAATTGCATTCAAGGACCAGACTACATCACAAAATTTTGATGGGCTCGGAACAGGTACAGTTAACATTCCTGTTGGTACATATAAAATGTACGATATATTTCCTCCTGGCTCTTCAACAAGATCCACTGTATTTAGAGAAGAACTTGAGATAGGTAGTCTTATTTTTAACTGGAACGGTAGCTATGTTGGCAAAGTAGCACAGATACCTAATGACTTTGAAATAATTTTAGAACAGCCTGCTCAAGCAGATATCAACCTAGGAAGATTCAGATTCATTAAACCTAGAATCGAGCTAATTCCAGTTAATACAGCATCTGCATACGATTATGTAGTCTCTAGAGAAGGTTGGAATCCAAAGATATCCTATTGGTTCAATGGCGCATCCTGGGCCAAGTCGCAGGCTAAACAAACAAAAAACCAAGCACCGTTGTTTGATGTTATCGACGACAAGGGAATAAGTTTTAGTGACCAAGTGGCTTATCCTCGAACAACATTTACAGGAACAAAAATATTTTCTTACAGACCTGGCACAGGATTAATTGATTCTGTTCTACGCTTTGCTATCTACTACAACAGCATATCCGGTTCTGTTGCAGACATTACCTTTGAAAATAATTTTGATAACGATACATTTACCTATAGACCAGCTGACCAGACACTAGTTAAGAAAATTAACACTGGTTACATACAAAAATTACTCAATAAAACAGATACCTACGATATTAATGTTTGGGATACTGTCGGCGAACCTACTAAACAGTATCAGCATATAACTACCAGCTACGACGGCAGCGCCAACTATTTTGAAATTGATGTGCTGCCAGAAACTGTTGTACTGGCACCTAATTTAAAAGTCTATGTCAACAATAGAGAAATCGCAAGAAACGGTTTTGAAGTCAGGATTGTTGGCATCCGTAAAGCAGTATACATCTTCCAGACACTGACATTAAATGATAAGATTGACATCTTCATTTATAGTAATTCAGTTAGTGAGCTTGGTTATTATACTATACCTGCTAACTTTGAATTTAACCCAATGAATAAGTCTGTTGACTATGTTACATTGGGGCAAATGCGTGGTCATTATGTTGAAATAGGCAATAATACCATTGGTGTAGTAGGAAACCTATTAGACACTAACAATATTAGAGATTTAGTATTAGCTGGTAACGGCGGTAAAATTCTAAGACACTCTGCCCCGACAATTTATTCTTCGTTGTTCTTAACTGATTCGTCGGTTAATTTTATCAGCAGTATTGACTACGCTAGAAAAGAATACAACCGATTTAAGAATAAATTCTTGGAAATGTGCATAACACTAACTGAACTTGACAGAAACGATCCTATAAATGGTGTGGATCAAGTGTTAGTTGCTCTTAACGGAGTTAAGAATTCTTCGTTTCCATGGTTCTATTCCGGAATGGTTCCTAGCGGCAAAGATTATGTAATCGATACCTACACTATAAAAAATGTAAATCTAAAAATTTACAGTTTACCAAACATCTACGAAATTTTCCAAGAGGAAATATATCCAGAGTCTGGGTTAACTGACAAAGCTATCTTAGTTTATCTAAACGGAACTCAGTTAATTCAAAACAAAGATTATTACATTGCTCTCGGTACGCCGGCAGTTGAATTTACAGAAGCTGTTAGTCTGGCTCTTAACGATGTTGTTGTAGTAAAAGGCTACAGAGATACTGACGGTAGCTACATTCCTGAGACGCCAACCAAGTTAGGTTTATATCCAAAGTTTGTCCCTGGAATTTATACAGATAACACTTATAGAGAATCAGTCGAAGTTATACAAGGCCATGATGGCAGTTTGACTCCGGTCTTTGGTGATATTAGAGACCAATATCTACTAGAGCTTGAAAAGAGAATATACAATAACATTCGTGTTGAAT